GATCCAGCCGGTTCAGACCAACCCGGCCCGGCAACTGGCCGAACTCAGGTGGAAAAAAGCTAGCTAACCATCAAACCCCTCGCCCTCACCGGCGGGGGGTTTTTCGTATCCAATCCACTCGGACCGCTCTTTCAGCAGGTTCAATGAAAACCGCCGCTTGGCCTTTCGTCTGACGCCTTCGCGGGTAATCGGCCTGTCAGACAGAACCAGATGAAAACTACACCAGCCATCATCGGGGCAATCCGCCATGAACCAGACGTAGACGTGCCTGCGTCGCGCTGCGGCCAGCTTGAAGCCGATGGCCCCGACAGCCTCGTCGCGTTCTGCTTCGAAGGCGCAGCGTTCGTAGATCCGTTGCAGCTCGCAGGCGCCGGTATCATCCGGGGCCGTGAGAGAAACAACGATGAATTCAAGGGTTGCGGTGGTTTCGGGATCGGGTGACCAGCGCGCGGTTTCGATCTGTGTGACCATGTCCCGCGATGGTAAGATCATGGCGCCCCGAAAGCAAAATGGCGGCTCCACACAGGAACCGCCACTCTGAATTTACCAAATAAAGCGATTTGTGGGCGCTGTAAAGCCTACGTGTTTCCGCCCGATCCATGCTGTATTGCTTTCCACACGATCCAGCCCAGAAGCGGCAGCGCGGCTATCACGCCAATGAGCAATGCGACCTGATCCGGGTTCATGCCGCCTCCCGCCTGAACATGCCCATATGATCCGCAAGGGCGGTCAAGCCGATGGCCAGGTTGTCGATTGATCGCGGCGGCGCCCCCCTCATGACGCGTTCTACGTCTTTCAGGGCGCGCAATGAATACCGCCGGATAGCTGTCACCGCCTCGATGTACTCGTTCTTTGCGGCGATAGCCTGCTCCAGCGTCATGCCGCCCTCGCCCGAACCCTGCACAAAATCTCTCAACTGCCCGGCCGTCACCCGAGGCGCGCGGATGGCGACCACGTACCGGGCGTAGACGGTTCGGGCGTAGCGGCCCGCGTGGTACTGTTCTTCGGTCAGTCGGGCGGCCACCCTATCGACGGGACAGACTTCCTCACGTACGGCCCTGTAATCGCCAAATAGGGCCTGTCTACGGGCGATGGTTTCGGGCGTTGGCTCGATCACCTCGCCCCGAGGGGTTTTCCGTCGTTCGATTTCCGCCTCGGTCGGGCGCAGGTCGCCCGACTTGTAGCGCGTCCCGATTTTACGTGGTCGCCCCAATCGCCCCATGGTGCGCCCCTACTCGCCGGCGCCGTTGGCGTTCATCTGGGCGAACGGCACGCCGAAGGTTGGGAGGCGTGCGTTATCGACCGGCTGGCCGAAGGGCGACGGCATGCGGGTCGTGTCGATGTCGGGGGCGACAGGCGGTTCGGCGCGTGCCGACAACAGCGCTGCGTCGGCGGCGTCCAGCCGGGACTGCGCCTCGACATAAGCCTGGTTGCAGTCGGCGTGAGCGCGGTTGGCGATGATCTGGACTTCGCGCGCCTCGCTCAAGGCAGCGAAGGCGAGCCGCACGGCGGCGGATGCGTCTCGGAATTCGTTCAGGCACTGCTCGTGGTTGGTCATGGTCGGGCTCCTGGATTGAGCCCGTGGTCCAGTCGGTGTGTCAGCCACTAGCGGGCCGATCACGGTTCGTGTGTGACGCGAGTTTCTGACGGGGTCAATCCCGGCCGGGCGCAATCGGAGCATCGCCGCGAGGCGTAGAAAATCGGCGCGTCCGTTTTCACAAACAGCTCGAATTCCGTTTCGCACTCGGCACAGTTGGTCCGATACCACGCCACGTCGCATGGCTGGCCGGTGCGCTCGCTGACGTAGACCCCAGCCCTCAGGAACCGATAGCCTTGGCCGTCGATCATCATCCCGACCAACGCGCCGCCTTCGATCCACGGCCGGCGGGAAACCTGGCGCTTCATTCAAAACCTCCTGAGGTAAAAATTTCTTCTTCCTTTGGTGGGCAGTGCAAGTGGGCACTCCCTCCGGGAGGAGTGCCCACGTTGCCCAGACTGCCGTGACCGTTGCCCACCTGTTGCCCACCCTTGCCCACCTGCATCCAACCCATTGTTTCTATTCATTACCGGTGGGCAAAGTGTGGGCAATTGCCACCCAAACCTTGCGTTGCCCTTCGTCTCTGGAGAAAATTGCCCCGTCCTGCTCAAGTGAGCGCAATTTCTTTCCACCATTAGACCGATCAACGCCAAGTTTATCCGCCACCTCCCAAGTGGTCATGGGGCCATCCTGAAGCATTTTCAGGATAGCTTTGTAGGCTCCCGAGTAGGCTGATTTACGCTCTGGCTTGCCGCCCTTTTCCTCGTCCATGTCCTCCCGCAGAACCGGCAAGAGCGACGACATGACCAGCCCTGTGACGGGGTTAGTTACCTCTACGGCAACCAGCTCCACGGTCATGGGTTTCGGCTCGTCGGAATGGCGTGCGGCGGTGCATTCGATCCGGCAGATTTTGGTCCCTTCGGTGCGGGTAATCCTGAACTCGTTGTCCACGGCCCCTAGGAGGGCGCTGGAGCCCCGTGCGCCCTTCTCCGCATCCTTGCCGCTATGGTGGACGACGGCGATGTGGGCGCGCGTGTGGGCGCGCAGCGCATCGACCGACTGCACGAACTTCGTCATGTCCTGCGACGAGTTCTCGTCCCCCGGCCCGAAGTGCCTGTTCAACGTATCGACGACAATGAGCCCGGGCCGCACGGGCAGGCTGTCGATGGCTGCGATGGCGTTGGCGAGCCCTTCCGGTGTCGAGAGGGGGACGCCCACGGGGATGGTCCAGAACCGCGCCTGGCGGCCCTCGGATCGCTTCGCGAGCCAGACATGCACCCTGTACTTGAAGGTGCCCATGCCTTCCCCAAGGAGATACAGCACGGGCTGTTGCACGACGGCATTGCCGCGCCACGGCACGCCGCAGGCAACCGACAGCGCCATGTCCAGCACGTTGAACGTCTTGTAGGTCTTGGGCGGCCCGTACCAGACGGACGCGCCGTCATCGATCACCCAGCCGTCAATGATCCAAGTGGGGTCGGGGACCGACAGCAGCCCCGCAACGTCAAGTATGGGCAGCAGGGGCCGCACGGGCTCCACGGGGGCCTTGAGGAAGCCGACAACGTCGAAGCCCTCGGCAACGGCGTCTGCGGCATCCCAGCCTTCTGGCTTGGCGGCCGGCGGGGCCAGCCTGCGCACCACGCAGCCCAGCGCCCGCAAGGGGCCATCGAGCTTGTCCATCAGGGACGCGCCAGGCGCGTCATGGTCGGGCCACAGCGCGACGGTCTTGCCCGCGAGCGGCGTCAGGTCGGTCTTCTCAATCGAGGTATTCGCCCCGCCCATAAGTGACGTGGCGTCTATCCCAATTGAGGTAAGGGCGTCGGCGCACTTCTCGCCCTCGACAATTACGACCGCTTCTGACGCATGCCACAGCTCGAGGTTATAGAGCGGGCGTGGCGCTGGCATCCCGGCCTTGCCGTTGGTGAACGGCAGGAAGGTCTTCTTGCCGTTGGACAGCTTGAACCTGGACACCTCGGCAATCTTGCGCCCGTGCTTGTCCCGGTAGGTGTACGTCACTTCGTGGGTCTTCTCGGGTTCGGGCTCTTGCGGTTTGGCCGCTTCGGCCTGGTGACGCACGGCAGCGCGTGGCGCCGGTGTTCCGCCCGCCCATGCGTCGCACTCGTCCAGCACCTTGGGAAAGTCGCGGTGCGGGTCGAGATTGTGGGCGCGGGCGTACAGGGTGAAGACGTCGCCCCGTTCGCCCGTGGCGTGGTCGATCCATCGCCCTGCCGTCTCGTCTGGCGTGACGCTGATGGACAGGCTTTCGCCTCGCACCCCTGACGTGTCGCCTATGCGTGCGTCACGCGGGCCGATGACGGCCTTGGGGTAGAGATAGCGCACCAGCTCACGCACGCGGGCCTGTAGCGCCTTCTGGACCCGCGCCCGCTTGATCGTGGCGTCTTCCAGCACGGCCTGGCGCGGGGCGTCGTTGAAATCGATCATGCCGCAGCCCCCCAGCAACGCCTGCGGAACGGACAGTCCGAACACGCATAGAAGGTCGGGTCATCCGTGCAGCGCGGCCGAAGCGCCCCCGCCCTGCTGTCCATGATGATCCCGACAGCCCGGTCAGACGCCGACTGCGCGCGGACCCGGTCGAAGGGCACGAGCTCTAGGTAAATCTCCATCGTGTCGGCGTTCACCGCCATGAACAGGGCGGGGTTCGTGAGGTCCATGTACGCCTGGTAAACGGCGACCTGGTCGGCGTACTCCGGCTTCGCCTTGGCCAGCCCCCGGCTCTCGATTGCCTTCCACGACTTCGAGCCCAATGCCTTGTGTTCCCACACCAGCGGATACGCGATGTCGGCAGGGCCGCCCGTGATGACCCGGTCAACGTGGCCGGCGAACGAACCGTCGGCCACCTTGAAGCCGAGGGGCTGGCCGTTCTTGCCCGTCTGCGTCAGGCGAAAGCCGGCATCCGCCAGCCAGACGGCCGACATGCTCTCCATGACATGCCCGCGCTGGAATATGCGCAGCGTGCGGGCCGAGAAGCGCCAGCCCTCGTCATGCGCGTCCCCCATGAATTCGAGCTGTATCTTGCGCTCGCATGGGCTACCGATGGAAGACGCGCCGACGTATCGCCGGCGCTTGTCGTCCTGTCGCATCGCGCCATCGACGGCCGCGTGTATCTCTTTCACCGCGTCGCTTCGGATCATGCCTGCGGGGTTCATGTCGATCATGCGTCACCTGTGGTGCCGTTGATCAGGTCCATGATTTCTTCGGGCGTTTCCGTGACCCATATAAACTGGCCTTCATCAGAAAAAGACACGGTTGCTTTTGCGTTTGGTGACTTGCCAAAAAACGAGCTGATATTCGCGATCAGATCAACGTTCGCGTAAATTGCATAACCGTTCTCGTCGGTCAGTTTGATAAACTTTCTCACGCGCGCTTCCTCCCCGCGTTCAGCAGCCGGTCATATTCAGCTTCACTCACCACGCGGTTGGTCCCGCGCACCTCCACGAGCCGCATGCGCTTCGGCCTCTCAACTGGCGGCGCTGGTTCGGGCTTGCGCTCGACCGGCTTCCCGTCACGCCCGCGCACGGCATAGACGCCGCAGCGTTCGTTGTACGTGTCCCGCGCCATGCGGAAGTGCGGCCCGTGTTCGGCCTGGCACATCGGGCGGAGCTGCGTGCGCAGATAGGCGCAGCCTTCGCATGTGCGGCGGCTGTTCGCCTCGCGCGCTGACGCCTTGGCTGCTTCGATGTCGAGGTGTTTATGTCGGATGCTCATGTGGCGTCTCCTGCGAGAAGCGAAAGCTGTTCAGCTTTGGGCTTGGGTTCTTCAAACAGGCGGGGCTGTTTCCACGCCTCTTCGATGCGGCGGCAGGCGATGTCGAAATACTTGGGCTCAATCTCTATGCCGATGAACTTGCGGCCTAGCTTCAGAGCGGCAACGCCTGTGGTTCCAGAGCCCATGAAGGGGTCGAGGATGGTTTGGGCCTTTGTCAGCGATAGAAGCCGCCTCATGACGCTGATGGGCTTTTGTGTCGGATGCCCCTCAAATTCGATGCAGCCAGGCCCTGCACCATCAAACACGGCGGCTTGTGGGAAGATTTCGCTACGCCGTTTGCGTCCGTCAGCGGCAAAGTGGAAAGCTGGCTCGTAGAGCTTACCGTTCACGTTTGTGCGGTGCCAAATGTGCGTAGCAACCGCAGGCAAGGCGCAGGGCGGCGCTTCCAGTTCGCTCCAGAAGATTATAGCCTCTGGAGCCGTAATGCTTGAGACGACTTTCCGGGCAATGTGAATTGCCTCGACAAAATGGCCCTCGCCATTTGGATATGGCGGGTCCGTCACCACCGCATCCACCTTGCCCAGCGTCGGCAGGATTTCCCGGCAGTCGCCAAGGTACAGAACCGCGTCCCCGATTGTTTCGATTGCGTGGCGGCTCATGCCGGCATCTCCTCTATTGTGGGGTCCTCAAGCGTCTGCATGCGGGTCTGCTCAATGGCTTCCGCACCAATCGCGAACAGCTTCGCCACGTCCACCTTCGACCATCGGCCAAGCGGCTCAGCCCACGGCAGGCCGCTGGCCTTGTCCGCGATGAGCGGCAGCGCCGCCTCGGCAAAGCCCAGCGTCATCGCATCGGGCGAACCGCAGCGCGGCGTGCCGCGGCGCGTGGCCCAGTTGCAGGTGCGCGCCTGTATCCACGTATTCACCGCCGTGAACGCGAGGAACCACGCGTCCTTGTCGGTCACGACATGCCGGCGTTCGCCAAGCATGCGTTTGAGCGTGGCGGCCGCCGCAACGGTCGCCAGGTTGTCTGGATCATCTGTCATTGTGTGTGCCCCAGCGTGGGGGCGGTGTTACCCGCCCCCTGCCCGGTTACGCCCACGCCGGGCGGTTGCCGCCCGTCACGGGTTGGGCCGCGCCGTTCGCCTTCGCGGCCACGGCCTTGCCCTTCTTCGCGGGCGTGAAGCCCTTGTAGTCTTCATCGTCAGGCGTCACCGCGCGCAGCGTGTTCTTCGCCTTGCCGGTTTTCGTCTCGCCGCTGCGCTGGTCCACATAGTCCTTCGCCGCTTCGACCGAGAAGCGCGCGACAAACTCAAGGCCGTCGAGGTCTTCCCACTCGTTGATGCGGCGGGCTTCCATCGCGGCCGCTTTGTCATCGCTCGGGTCGATGCCGTAGGCGCTCTCGAGCATGGCGCGCAGGGCCGCGTGCGAGATGCGGACCATCGTATTGTGGCCCTCGGAGCCGTTGCCCGCGATGCCGACCCATCCCCACGCCTTGCGGTTCTTGAACGGCCCAGCGGTGACGGTGTACTCAACATCGAGGCCCTGCGCCCCGCTCTTGCCGGTCTTGATCTCGCGCAGCGCCATGATGACGGGCGCCACGGTGCCTTCCGGGATGGGCTCGCCGGCGGGAGCGGATTGACGTTCGGCCAGGTTAAAATCTATCGACATGATTGCTTGTCCTTGTTCTTGAATGGGGTTCAGGCAGCGGCGCGCGGTGTCGTCTTGGCGGATGCTCCGCGCGCCGTGTCGTTCAGCTTGTTGAAGAGGTCGCCGAGATGGGGTTTTTCCATCGGGTCGAGACGGCCGGAGCGGTCCTTCGCGGGGAAGCCGAAGGGGTTGTCCGGGTTCGTCACGAACGCGCGGTAGGGCTCGCCGTCGTCGGGGCGGATGATTGCGAGGGTGATCAACTCGTCCACCACACCCGGCAGCTCGCGCGGGGTCTTGCTGCCCTCAAGCTGGAGCTGCCATGACTTGCGCTTGAAATCGTCTTCCTTCTCTTCGAGGAGGCAGACGAAGACGATGTTATTCATGCGCGCGTGCTGGAGACGCCCGACGAACTGCATCATCTCGCGCCCAAGCGTTCCGTAGACCCCAAGCAAGTCCTTCTGGCCCTGCTTGTTGAACGCCTCGGGTTGATGCTCCGCCCACGCGAAACACATCCGTGACGCCACAGTCAGGCTGTCGAGGAAAATCGTCTTGTATTTTGCAAGCGTCTGTTCCGACCCGAACTGGTCAACCGCGCGGGCGTAGTGTTCCGCGCCGTAGGTGGACTTGGCCGAAAGGTTTTCGGCAGGCCCCGCGAGGAAGCACGCCAGGTCACGCAGCTCGGGCCATGTCTGCGGGCGAAGCTGGTCAACAGCGACGTCCTGAACGGCAAGGTCGCCGCTTTCCAGATCAATGAACAATGTCGATTGCGGATCGACTGTCCGCAGTAGTGATGTCTTGCCGACGCCGGATTGACCAACGATGCAGATTTTTGATCCACGCCGTTCGGCCATCCGCTGTTCAGCGGTCACGATTTGAAGCCCAGCCATGGGGCTACTCCTTTTCTTTTCCGGCCCCTCCCTGCTCCGCTGGATGGCGGGCGATGGAAGGAAAAGGAGCCTCGTGCCCCGGATTATTCGTCACGCTTTCGCGCGCTTATTTCTCCGGCTTCACATCGCTTTGCTCGTTGATCGCCATCGCTGGCGAAATCTCCACGACAAGCCTCGGCTCGTCGCTCCAGAACTTTCTGACCGTGAGGTCGACAACCTGCACATCGTCGCGCCAGCAGACGCCGTTGAGGGCGTCCATGGTCAGCTTCGCGAGGTTGTCACCATCGGGTTTCTTCGTGGGGCGCTCGACGCCCGCGAGCATCGCGGCGCGCGCCTTCTTGGTCGCTGACTTCGGGATGCGCAGGTGTGCGGTGAGGCGCACGTCAACCGGGCCTTCAATGATGCGCGCGCCCGCCTCAATGGCCCACGCGGCAACGGCCTGCTTCTCGCTGCGCGTCTTGGTGTCGGTGAAGAACCGCGCGCCGGAAGTGCGGGCGCGAGCCCAGCCGCGCGGCTCGCCTGGCACGGTGAACCAGAGGCGCGTCATGCGCACCCCCGCGAATAAAAGGCCCGCGCTTGCGCACGGGCAGTCCCGACCGGACCACGGACGGGGTTAAGGGTCAGCAGCCGGGCGTTGGGGTCCGGGGGGGATTGGGGCGCCCGGCTGCTGTTCGCGCCCGTGTTGGGGGGCAGGCGCGAATTCAAATTTCCGAAAATTGTGCGATACCGTACCGAGGCCCTTGACCCTGCGCGCAGCGGCGGTAATTTGTCACCCGTTTTGGGGATATAGGGGGCCAAGTGGCTGAATTTGTTGAGGGTATTGGGCGCTACGTCTATGACGCGGCGAAGGGAACCGTTGCGACCGTGATGACGCGCCGGGACGCGAACGGACACGCCACGGAAACCGTCACGCACATCACCACGGTGCAGATATTCCTCGCGTGGTGCGCAGCCATGCGTGAGGTCGAGGGCGACATCATGCGCCACCAGGCACGACAGAACGTCGTGGAACTTGGCGACTTCAGGCGCGTTGCTGAAAGCGAATAGGGTCATTGCGCGCGCTCGCGCTGCAACTCGGCCTCTAGCTTTGCGAGGCGCTTGGCGCACGCGTCCATCGTGTCGGGGAACATGCGTGACCCATTCTTGAGATCATCAAGACGGCCGCTGTCCAGAAACACCTTCCGGGAGACGGTGCTGCGCGCGAGGCCCGTGACCTTGGCATAGGCCTCCGCGCGCGTTACGAGTTGCTTCAGTTGGGTCATGCCGGACAGATAATGGGACGCTTCCCATTCTGTCAACAGGATGCTTCCCAATTTCTTTCGAGCGCCCTTCGTGGGACGCCTACCATGATGGACCTGCGCGAACGCATACGGACGGAGATGGAAGCGCAGGGGCTCAACCTGAAATCGCTGAGCCTGAAGGCGCAGCTATCTGAAACCTACGTCCGCGATCTGCTGGAAGGCCGCAGCCAAGACCCGAAACTGTCGAAAATTCAGGCCGTTGCAGATGCGCTGGGCAAATCACTGGCCTGGCTGACGGAAGGCGAGGACAGCGCCGAGGTAGTGTCCATCCTGCCGAAGCTGGACGCATCGCGCCGCGCGCAGCTCACCGAATATGCGCGTTTCCTCGCCGCGCAGGCCAAGGCCGACACCAGCAAGAAATAGCCAGCCGTCCGATCGCGTTAACGTCTCGTTGGTAAAAAAGATGGGACGCGTCCCACTTTTGCGCTTGCAATGGGATACGTCCCATGCCTAATTTGCTCCTACGCCACGCAGGCAGATGGAGCCAACATGTACCGCGACCACGGACCCCTAAGCGACGCGAACGCAACGCCCTACGCGCCCGCGCCGCGCTTCACGATCACGCAACACGACGAGGCGGGCCGTCAGGTCTACCTCGCGCTGACCGCCGCAGAAGACGCGCGCATTTACGTCAACCGCATGAGCGACGCGGCTGAACGCGCCGCGCGCTGGCAGGCCACGGACGAACAGCTTGAAAGCGTGAAGAACGCGGCCGCCGATTGCGAGCGTGCGCTTGCTGCGGCCATCGCGAAGCTGTGCGGCGAGGTGTCAGCATGATCCCCCAACTCCAATCCCTCACCCGCCCCGCCTTCGATCTTGAGCGCCACCTAGCGCGCTCTGCCGAGGTGTCGGCCTTCGATCTCGCGGCGTGGATGCGTCCGCGCCAGCCCATCAACGTGGTGCGCAGCACATGCGCCAAGCTGCGGCGGCCGATATGAGCAACGTAATCCCCCTCCGCCCCCACGCGCCCATCGCCATCCCCGCCGACACCATCCGCGCAGACTGCGAACGCCTGATGCGCCGGCCTGTGCGTGACGGCCGCACGCCGGAACGCGAAATGAGATTGTTGGCCGATCTTCTGGACCACATCATTGTGCGGGTGGAGGAGCGCCAGTGACCCCCGCCGAAATAGACCGCCTCTATGAAAGCGTCATGCTCGCCGCGCCGATGGCTGCAGTGGGCGTGGTGATGTTCCTGGCGGTGTGGCTTTGGCCTGTGAGGAAGAGATGACTGAACTAGACCCCCGCGGGCTGGAGGCGGCTGCAAGGGCTGCACGTCTCGCTGCGCTAGAGGAAGCCGCAGTCATCGCTGAAACGTGGTTCGATCATCACCGCCCGCAGCAGCCGAAGAAATCGCGCTTCGACATTTACGATATTGAGCACTGGGCGAAATCGGCAACGCGCCTTGTCGCTGAAGATATCCGCGCACGCGCCATGATCGACGCCGCCCCTCCAGCAGCACAGGACCCCCGCCCATGAGCACGACGAGTGATCTTGCGAAACGGCTGGATGGAATGTTCGTCCGCTTCGCCACAGAGACGGAGGACGAGGCAGCGATCCGGCGTGTAGCTACCGCGCGTGAGGCTGCAAAGCACATCGACGAGCTGGAGCGGGAGAATGCGAGGCTGAAGACGCCCGAGTGGTTCTACAACGCCGACGATGGCGAATACACTTACGGCGATGTGAACGATGTTGCCGAAGACATGGACCGCGAAGGCGTCATGCGTGTTGGCGGCGCGCGTGAGGTATGGAAGAAATGGGCTGCGGTTCGCTGTGTCGCGCTCGACGCTGACGGCGACGTGGACGAAACCGAAATCCACACTTTCGACACCGAAGCGGAAGCCCTGCGCTGCTGGCCTGAAAGCTTCGCAGCCGCCCGAGCAGCACTAGCGGGGAGCGGGGAGAAGTGAGCCTTGTAAAGACAGAGGCAGTCGCCGCCCTTCTCGACGTGGACCCCAAGACGGTTCGCGCCCTTGTGGACGCTGGCTCCCTGCGCGCGGTAAGGATTGGTAAACGATGCCTCCGCTTTGATCCCGCAGACGTTGAAGCCTTCATCGCACAGGCCAAAGCATGTCCGTCTACCCAAAGGGCCGATACTGGCATTACGACTTCGTCTACAAAGGGCGGCGTTACCATGGCTCGACCGGCCAGGAGACGCGCCGCAGCGCTGAAGCCGTGGAGCGAGCGCGCAGACTTGAAGCCGCGACCGGCACGGGTCAGGACGCCGGCGATCTGACACTAGAGATTGCCGTCAGCCGCTACTATGACGAGGTCAACCACACGCTTAACGCCGCCGTGGACCTGCAAAGGCGCATTGATGTCGTGCTGGACTGCGTCGGCAAGGGCAAGCTGCTGCGCGAGATCGACACCGCAGCCATAGCAGACGCCATCAGGCGGCGCCGCAAGTATCCGGGCCGCACGCCCGCCCCCGCCACGATCAACCGCGACCTGATTGACCACACGCTAAGGCCCCTGCTGAACCGCGCGCGGAAGGTGTGGGGCGCGAAATCCCTGCCCGCGATCGACTGGCGGGCTGTGCGGTTGAAGGAGCCGAAGGGCATTGTGCGGGAATACAGCGAGGCAGAAATCAACGCGTGGCGCGACGGGCTGGAGCCTGTGCCCCGCCTCGCGCTGGATCTGATGCTGACCTATGGCCTGCGCTTCGGGGAGCTGTTCTTCACGGCCGCAGACGTGGACGGCGTCGGCGCCCGCCTCACCCTGCGCAACCGCAAGGCGGGGGACACGCTGACCATCCCCCTGATGCCCGAACACGCCCGCACGCTGGCCGCAATGGCATCGACGCGCCAGGCTGACGAGACGGTGTTCGGGTACAGCTATTGGGGACTGATGAGCCGCCTTCGCACGACAGCGGCCAAGGCAGGGCTAGGGGCGCGTGCGATCCACGGGGCGCGCCACCATGCGGCGACGACGCTGCTACGCTCCACGGGCAACCTGAAGCTCACCCAGCGCATGCTGGGCCACGCCTCGATACAGTCCACCATGCGCTACGCCCACGCGACCGAGAACGATCTGCGGGATGCGCTCACCACCATGCACAAGGCGCGGAAATGAACGCCTCGGCAACACGCTTCGGGACATGTTCGGGGATTTCGGTTCCGCTGGAGGGTGTCGTATTCCCTCTGTTCCCCGAACGGGGTTCGGGTGTCACGCGAAGGACTGGCGGAAAACCGTTGAATTTGCGAGGTTTCGAGAATTGCGGGCGTGGTGGAATTGGTAGACACAGCAGACTTAAAATCTGGTTGGTCACACCACGCGGAGCCTTTGTTTGCAGGCGTTTCCGGCTTTCCGCGTTTTCGACTTCGGGACTATTTCGGGAGATGCCTTCAAAGCCGCCCCAACACCACAGCAAACCACACCAGCGCGCTTGCGCCTGAGATTGCCAGCAACAGCGTCTTGAAGAATGGCATGTACCTCATTGCCGCACATGCACCCGGATCACCCGTTCAGGGTAGAACCGCCCGCCAGCTTCGACGAGACATTGCCCGTCGCGATAGCTCACACGCAGGCCGCTATCAGCCCAGCGCGCCGCGCAGTCATGCGCATGGCCGGCCACAAACACCCACGCGCCAACAGCCCCGGCGACACACAGCGCGACAGCGCCGAGCATCGCCGGGTTCGTTACACGTACCTGCAAGGTTAGCTGAACTTCGGCCGCAGCGACCAGAGCATGTGCCAGACGATGAGCCACACCGCATACAGCGCGAGGCCGTCGAGGATGGTGTCCAGCCCGATGGATTTGTCATCGAACGGGTTCAGGCCGATCAGGCGAACGCCGACCAGCCAGGTGACGATTGCAACGTAGAAGAACCGGCGAACATTCATCCAGTTCACGGCGCCCCCCTTGCTTGTGATTTCCAGCCCGAGAATGTTCACGTCAAGTCTCCTATGTTTTGCAAATGGCGGCATCAAACGCCGGAGGCCGCTTCTCCGGACAAGCGCAAAAGATCGCGTTGTTATGGTCCCCGATTGCTTCTGCGGTCGGGAGCGTCAGCACGTCGCCGCGCGAGATCAGGATCGGCGTCCCCGTGGTGCAGAGCGCCTCTTTCCAGATCGCCCCGCTAGTCGCGGAAATGATATTCGGGGAGGCTTTTGGTTCCGTCTGGCAGCTCGACAACAGCGGTATGGCTGCGCACAGCGTCAGCCTCGCGAACGACTTCATTGGTGTTTTCCGTGATCTGGGTGAGGACTTCTGACTCTACTTGCGCGGCTTCAATGTCGCGCGCGTCGTTCACTTCCCTGCGGATGCGCTTGTCGTGTTGCGACAGCAGGAACTTGCCGGTCAGCGCCATCATGAACAGCGCGCCGCACCACAGGAGCGCGGTGCGCGCCCACTGTGGCAGGCCCATCCATAGCGCAATCATTTGAGAGGCCGCGTGGCTTTGCGTTCGCCCCAATGCTGCACGGCTTCCCCGATCACCATGACCATGAAGCCGGAGAACATCTCCATCACGAGCGGATCAGAAACAGCGCCAAGAACCGCGTTACTGCCAGTCTTGAGCATCCAGACACGGCCCGCCACAACCAGGAGAAGGCCCCAAAATCGGCGGGAGTAGATCATCGACTTGGCATTGGACGACCACTCCTCCGACTTTCTCGCAGCGTCTACAGCGCCGGTCTGTTGGCCGATGGGAACGGGCGGGTCAGGGAGCTTCGGAGGCGGCGCAGGCTTGGGCGTAGTCGGCGGGGAGGCAATAACAATCCCCCCCGCCGTAGCCGGCGCAGGACCACGCAGCGCCGGTTTCTCGATGGGAGCAGACACCAGCGGAGGGTTGGGCTGGGGGGCTTCCTTCTCCGCTGGTTCCGCCTCGCCTGTCGCCGGCACGGCTTCAGGCTCAGCCTTTTTCGCGATCAGCTCTGACCACGGTTTCTTGATGGTGGATGACGTGTCGGGCGGCTTCGACGTGTCGAGCCGCGCACGCATGAGGGTGTCCTCAAGCGACGTGCTTTCGTTCGGGTCGATCTGCCCGCCTTCGGTGACTTGCAGCTTGATGACCGAGATGCTGCAAGCGTTCTCCCACGGCAGATCGCAGAACAGGCACGCCTCGGCCAGCCTTCGCCGGTACAGGCCCTTGAGCGGGATGCCCGCAGCGCGGCAGTTGCGGGGGAACTGCAACAGCGCAGAGCCGTAGCTGCCTGGCGTCATCACCTTGCCCGCGTCCGTCACGCCGCCATTCAAGCAGGCCTTTAACGATTTCGGGATGTACCCGAGATTAAACGCCAGCGACGTCAGGGCATCCATTTCCCCCTGCGTCAACGGAACCGTGATCTGATCACGCACAATCTGCGCATGGCTCGCCACGTCCTCGTCAAGCAGCGCGTCGGCTTCAGCGAGCGTAATGCGCTTGCCCACGACAGCTACAGGCCCCGTGCGGCCGTAACCAATCGTGGGGATGCCGATAGGGTCGAGGTAGCCGGTAAGGCTCAGGCCCTCGAAATGCCGTATGAGGTCAACCGCCGCGCGCGACGGGTACAGCTCACTCGGCGGCCTTCGGCGTAGTATCTCGATTGCCATTGTCATCCTCCGAGAGATCGGCTTTGGTTTCGGTGCGTGCTTTGCGCATGTCTTCGATCAAGCGGCGGCGCGATGTCGTGCGCCCCCCGCGTGATCCGTTCTCTTGCGCCTCTTTCCGCTTTGACATCGCCATCTGGACCGCAAGCAGAGCCTGCGCGCCAACAGAGCCGCAGGCTTCGAGCAGGATCACCCAGAACAGCGCGAAGGCGTCACGGAACGTCACGCCATCGAAGCCAGCGAAATAGCGCGCGGGAGCCTGGAACACCGCAGGCAATGCCGGATCACCGATGGCCGCTTCCGTCGCCTGCTGACGCGCGCCGAGCCTGTCGGTTTCAGCCGCCGCAATCTTCGCATCCTGCTCGTCCAGCTTGGCCTGCGCCTCGGTCTGGTATTGCGCGATGTTCTTTTCGTAGGTCGAGACGTCATCGTTGCGGCTGTTGCCGTCATCAAGGACGAGGTTCATCGACTGCCGCGCGGCTGCTACCAACTGGTCACGGTCGGCGCGTATCGCCACCTTTTCCTTTTCGGCGCGTGCAATGATCGTGTCGGCGCTTTCTGTCGATGCGCTTTCGGTCTGCGTAATCGCTGCGCCCTTGCGGTAGTGGTAGTCATTGCCCTCGGTCACGAAGCCAAGGGCTGCGACACCGCACGCGATCAGCCCCATGACCCAGATAAAGCGCAGCGTGCGGCCGGCAGCGGGGTTGATCTTGTTGGTTTTCAACCAGACAATCGCGAGACCGCCGAAGATGACGAACGTACGGAACACGACCCCCGCAGCCATGAAGCTGGTTTCCATGCCGGGCGGGGCGAGGCTGGAGTAGAATTGGCTGTCCCAGACGTAGAGCGTCAGGCACGCGACCACGACAGCCGCCCATAGCGCCGAGAACGTCACGAAGCTGACAGTGAACGCGGGAGCGTGATCCCTGACCCAACGGCCAGCGGATGCCCACTCGGCTTTCGTGGGGGCTCTCAACGCCCCATTCCCTGAAACTCGGCCCATCGTTCAAGGCCGAGCTGCAACACCGCGAAGCAGCCAACGGCCATGAGGACCCATCCAGCAACCGGGATGCGCGCCCACATGCTGCCTTTCTGGCTGTCCTGTACCTGCGCAATTTCGCGCTTGTGCGTGGACAGGTCAGCGCGGAGATGGTCGATGGCTTCCACGAGCTTCTGGAGCCCGTGGCGCACTTCCTGGCTATCGGACTGGAGGGAGGCGAACTTCGTGCGCATCTCGCTCTCGATGGCGGTCACCTTTGCTGCGATCTGTTCCACGTCTTCTCCGTTTGCCTTGCGCTTCCTGAGCTGTTCGAAGTCCTCCGCAACCTCACGCAATTCACGCTTGAGCGCCTTGAGGCGCTCATTGAAATCGTCATCCATTGTTCCCAGCCTTTTAGGTTCGTGCGTCAGGCGTCGAGCCAACGCCCCAGCGTCTGCCGTCTCTCAAGGTCTTGCAGTTCGGATTGCTCCTCGCCCGTGAGGCCAAGCGAGCCGTCCTCGTTCACCCGGATTTCCGGGGCCATCAGGTAGTGGCGCAGCTCCTTGAGACGCGCAGACAGACGCGCCTTGGCGTCGTCAAGCGTCTCGTCTGCAAGCATCAGGTCAGCGAAGTGCGTCTCCGGCTCCGGATCGGGCGTCGGCTCCGGTATCGTCTCAAGCTCCGCGATGCGCCGGCGCAGGGCTTCGTTCTCTGCGGCCAAGTCAACCGTCGGCGCGGGCTCTGGTTCGGGCTCAGGCGTCACGATGACAGGCGCGGGCTCTGGCTCCGCAGCCACGAACGCCACGAACTCCGCATCCGCCGTAACGCGATCGATCGTCGCCACGGTCGATCCGTCTGGCCCCTTTGCGACGACGCGATAGTTGATCTCGTCCCAGAGAAACACGGGCGGGAATGAGCCATCCGGCAGGGCCGCCACGAACGAGCCGTGCGAGTGCTCGCGCGAGGCGCTGCAATCCTCGGTCTTGTAGGCGTTCGCCGGCCACTTGTCCTTGTCGGCGTTGAAGAACTCCAACCATGCGGCGGGGAATGGACAGGAGACGGTGCCGTCTGAAGCAAAGGCGGGCATGGGAAATCCTTACGTGAGGGTGATGCCGAGGGCGCCGGTTGTGTTGAACCGGAACAGACGCCCAACGCCTGTAATGCCCGCCGCCGCTGCTGCTTGATCCGCATAGGTTGGAACGTCTGCCAGTGCGAAAATGCTCTCGATGTTATCGCATCCAAGCGCAGAGACGATCTCGTTACTGTCGTCGGTGATCGTTGTCGCCTTGACGTTGGTAAGGCGGACCTCGGTGCAGGCGTCAGTGACAAAGCGCAGGGTGTCGGAGCGATGCCCACCCATGATCTGCAACCGGGCGCAAGTGCTGGAGAACTCAGCCACACCGACGAATGTAAACGTTGCGCCAGATCCCGTGCCGCCCGTGACAGAGAACGGCTCTGATGGATAGGTTGAATACAGACCGACGTTCGACACTGTGACCGTCGCCACAGCCGATCCGCTCAGCGTTGCAACCGTCAGTGTTGCCGCAGTTGAGCCTGTACCGCCAACCACGGTGAGCACATCGCCAACCGTGTAGCCGGTGCCGCCTGCCGATACCGTGGCGCTCTGGAACGTGCCGCTGTCCCATGCGCGGACATTGCCCTCGCAGCCGATGAGCTGCACATCAGCCGAGCGGAAAACGCTGATATCAACGTCAACGTTCGAGACGCCCTGAAAGCCGATGACTAGACAGCCATTCGAGGACGAGTCGATCTCTATGCCGCGCACCGTGTTGGATGCTGCATATCCTCCATACACCTTGCCATCAACGCAGTCGAAGAAGTCGAGGCCAGAGATGCCGTTGGAATTGTACGTCCCGCCGTGAACCTCGCAGCGATCAGAGCCGTTGTGTTGCAGCCCGTGGCCCAACGTGTTGGAATTGTACGTCCCGCCATAGGTCTTGCTGTCCGGGCTGTCGATGATCTGAAGGCCTGCGCCAGCGTAAGAGAGGCAGTTGCCAACCGCATAGACGCCGTGTGATTCGAAGCGATCCGACGCCGCAGCCACAAGCCCGCCATTGCGCGTGCAGGCCGTGAACCATGAGCCGAAGTCGCGCGCGTCGGTATGCGCAGACAGCACGTAGCCATCATAGCAATCATCAAACCAGCAGTTGTGGAACTGCCCGCTTGATCCGCCACCGACAGACGAGAACCCAGCGCCAACAGGGGAGCCGGAAAACTCGCCACGCGCGCCCGTGACCTTGACACGTCGAACCTGCCAGCGCGAGCAGCCGCTTTCGAGGCGGATGCCAGTGTGGGAGCCAGAGCCCGTATTGTTGGCGCGGTTCTGGTTGAGGGTGAAATCCTCGTATATCATGTCATTCTTGGCGGATGCATACAGCGCGTAATCGTTCAGGCTGTTTGCGCGATACAGGATGGTCGCACTCTGCCCCGCGCCGCTGAGACGGTTCGACCGCGTGTGCGTGATCTTGTTGATGTACGCCGTGCCCTCGGGAAGCTGGACCCAGTAGTTAGCGTCAAGCGCTGCCTGTAGCGCCGTGGTGTTTGCGGTCGCGTCCGAGTTGCCGCCGCCGACTTTGAAGCCGAACGCAGTTGCGCTGACAGGCTCAGCCAGGTCAGGTTCTGCGGGGACGTAGACCGTGTCATACGTCACCGCCTCGGCCGCATCCGTGATGGTGAATGCGTAAGGCAGCGACGGGCTGATGTAGACAACGCGCCCGGATGCACCCAGCGTCACGGGGTTGGCCGCAGCCGTCGTCAGTGCGGCGTCAGTGTAGAACGTGCGGCGCGTTGCGGTCGGTGCGCCGGCAGATGTCGGCACCCAGCCGTTGAGCTTGAACGAGGACGCGACTGTGCCGTTGGCTGCGACAGCGGGAATAAACAGCGGGACGCCAGTTGCGGCCATGCTCAGGCTCCAATGCGAAAAGCCCCGCTGTGAGGCGGGGCCGGGTCGTTTGTGGTGGGGGTGGGGTTAGTTTGGCTTGGCGCTCTGCTTGTTCCGAACCGCGACGTTCTTCGGATCAAACATCACGTAGTTACGCGTGCCAGACTTTGCCTCGCGTGACGCACGGTCGAGGAACTGCGCGCCCTTGATGCCGTTGGCGCTGAGTGCTTCGCTTGCCGCCTTGTCGTTGCCCATCGCCACGAGGATGTCATAGCCGCTGGTCTGCGGATCAAGCGGGGCGTCACCCTTCAGCTTCTGCCAGGCATCGGCCACGCGGCTTTGAACAATCTCCGTTTGACCAGACAGCGGCGCATCGAGGTCGAACAGGTCGTCACCCTGCGCGTCAAGGTCCACTTCATAGAACGCGCCCTGCTTCTGCGACATATCCGTGGCGCGGCCCTTGTTCAGAGCATCCAGAGAGCGCTTGTATTGCGTCGGATCGGTCCTGCCCGCCTTCTTTATCTCGCCCTTGAGGAACGCGCGGACCTTCTCGACGTCCCCGCCTTCGTGATAGAGTAGCGATCCGGCGAAATCCTCTGGCGAGCCGCTGTTCTGTCCAATCGACCGATAGAAGTTCGCAAGGTTCGGACGCTCGGCAAAGTAGAGGCCATATCCGCGCGACTGCGTGCCCTCTCCGCTGCCGACCGTCTCGTCAGTCAGCGCGAATTCGTCAAAGTCGTGCTTGCTGCCGTGATAGGCCCTGATCTTGCCGGGCGCGGGCGCATCGGCCATCGGCTTCGGGGGCCAGTTTGTCGGAGGCTTCACGATGGGAGCCCCAGGCTTAGGCGCTAGCGCGTTCATCCCGCCACGCACGCCACGTCCTGCAATGCCGCCAGTGAGCGCGCCGCCTGCGCCGCCCATCATCCGCTCTTGAGCATCGACAACGCCGTCCCCGTTCTGGTCGGGAGCGGTTGCCATGCCGATGGCTGTACCGCCTGCGGCTCCTATGGCTTCGGGGTTTCCACTCACACCAGATTTAGATGTCGGCAATCTGTACGGCTGAAATTCTGACCCGCTCAGAACGACACGCGCTTTCCGGTGACGGACATCGATAACGCGGCTTCGTCTCACGTTGTCTATAATGTCGGCGCGGCTTCCAACTACGCCGTCCGTCGAGCCAAACAGGTTCTTGTAGATCGACAGCCAGCCAGCCTTATCGATGCTCTTGTCCTTGGCGAGTTGGTCTAGGAGATCGTCAAAAACGATATCTTGGTCAAACGCCTGTGCAAGCTTTCCGGTCGCTTCATCCATAGGAAGGGACTTGCCTCCGAAGCCCGCCTGCTCTGGTCTGCGCGGAGCCAGCGCATTAGTCGGCGGTCCCTGCGGCGTCGGGGGCGGCTCCACGTTCAGCGCATTGCGTGGGGGGCGGTTGCCGTAGATGCGGGCGAGGTTCTCGTCTGTCGCGCCGCCGTAGAGCATTTCCGCGATGCGGTTGCGCTGGGCTTGCGTGTAAGCGCCGGAACGCGACATCATGGCCAAGGCGGCTTCCAGCGGGTTGCGCACGGTTCGGAATGCATCTGCCGCCATTTCGCCAAGGCCACGGTCTGCCATTCCGGCCTGAGATGTCGCAGAGCCTAGGTCCGGATCGCGGCGCTGGGCGTTCTTCAGGATGGTCTGGTCGGCACGAATGCGGGCCGTAAGTTGGTCCGCTGCATCCTGGCCAAACACAGCGCCAAGCACTTCGCGCATCCGCTCGCTGGACAGGCCGTCAATGCCGCGCGCCTTCTCGATGTCCAGCACGATCTTTTCAACCGCGCCCATTTGCAGGGCCGTGAGGGGCTTGCCGGTCAGCTTCGACGCGATGGCGCGGACCTTCTCGACCGAGAGGCCGCCACCGGCAACCTTCGCGCCTTCCTTGCGAGCGCCCTTCATTCTGGGCGCGTCGGCTCCTTCGCGCACAGCCGCATATTCCGGCATCAGCTCGTCAAGTTCTCTGACAACCGCCTCGCGCGCCCTCAACAGGGCTTCGCTTGGCCTGCTGCCGCCAGAGAACGCCTTGTCGATTGGCCGATCCAGCGCACGCTTCACAAGATCCCATGTGCGCGCGTTGCTCGGGGCTTGGCCTGCGGTTGTCTGAAGGCTCTCTGCCTCCTTGATAGCCGCGCGAACATATTTCCCGACGACAGGGTCATCCGCGAGCTGCATCAGGCGTTCGGAGTTTACGCCCGCATATTTCCCAAACAGCGCCTCGTAAGCGGGGCTGATTTCCTCGGACGCCTGCTTGATGGCTGCGTCAAGATCAGCCGTGACGGTTGCGGGGGTAATGTTCGTCGTCGTCTCGACGTCCGAGAACAAGCGGCCCGTGCGCGTGCGGGCAAGGTCAGCGGACTGCTGGCTTGCCAGTTCTGGCGCCACGCCCGATTGACGGGACAGGTTGACGCTGAAGTTCTGCGCGTTCTGCGTGAGGTCGGCCAGCACGGACGGTTTGCCGCCCTCTGCTCCACCAAATTGCGCCGTGTCGGCCGCCGCGATTTCATCAGCCGAACGGCCGGCAGGGGCAAGCAGGTTGCGCACGCGCCGAACAGCCACAGCTTCGTCAAAGCCACCGCCACGGATCGCGCTGCCTGCGGCTCGGTATCCACGCGCAAACGCACGCGGGAGGAACATTCCAGCCGCTGCGCCCGTGTAGGGGTTAATGATATCCGGCCCGCCGTTTCCGTCACCGCCAGATGCCGCGAAGGCATCACCTGCACTACCGGCAAACGCACCGACGCCACCGCCAACGATCCTGTCCGCATTGTTCCGCAGGAAACCGCTCGCCTTGGGCTCTGCGGGGGCGCTGAAGGGGGCGGGCTGCGGCTGGGGGGCTGCGGCTTGCGGAAGGGGCTTGCCCACGGGCGGGGCTCTGGTGGCCTGCACGGCGGCACGCTCTGCGCCTGCAAGCGTGGTGGGGGCAAGCGCGTTGCGGGGGCCGGTCATGCCGCGAAGGGTCATCGAGCCGGGAAGCATCTGCAGGGCTGCGAAGCTGCCATCTATGGACGCCTGCTGCGCGCCTTGGGCGGCTTTGCCCATGTCGCCTTCGATGAGGCCCGCGCCTGCCTGCTTCGCGCCCTGATAGGCGCGTCCGAGGTCGTCCACGGGGCTGATAAAGTCCACGGCCTCGACAGCGCCGCGCAGCGGATCGGCCTGCGTCGTGCGCGCCCAGCCTTCAAGACCACCGCCTGTCAGGCCCCTGACAGGAGCCTCAAGGCCGCGCGCCACGTCCGCAATCAGGCTGTTCGTGTTGCCCGTGTCAGCCATGCGCGCCTGCTGGGCCTGCGGCCGGGCATACCCCGACTTGGCAAGCGGGTCCTGCACATAGCCCATCGCCGCCATGCGCTGCGGATCGGCGGGCTTGGCATCGAACGCCGCGAAGCCGCCAGGAATGGCCGCTGCGGCTTCCTCGATGATGGCGTCAGTCTCGGAGCGGAGGGACGGCCCGGCAGATTTCAGCAGCCCGCGCCGTTGCGCTTCCTCGTAAGCCGCTTTCTTCTCGGGCGGGAGCAAGCCGCGCTTGTAAGCCTCTGCGAGCGCGTCGGCCTTGCTGACAGTCTGCGGTTGCGGCCCCATTAGTCGAGCCCCAGCATCGCTTTGAGTTCGTCGTCACCCATAGCAGCCGCGCCGCTCTCAGGCTTGGCGAGCAGGGGCGGAACACCCACGCGCGTCCGTGTTGAGCCCGTCGCGCCTGCCGGCCGTCCCGGAAGAACGGGAGCCTTGACCGCCTTGTCTCGCGCGACTTGGATACCCTTGCGGTAATACCCCTGAAGCTCGTTTGCAGCTTTCAGCGCTTCACCAACAGAGATGTCCTGATTTTTAAGGCGCGTGATGGCTGCGGTTGCCGCAGCGCCTTCCGTCTCGGTAATCGCGCCCGCGCCGCGAAGCTGGTCGAAGGCGTTCAAGAAGGCTTGGCTCGTAACCTGATTGACCAGCGCCTGAATGTCCGCGCCCTCTGTGCCGGGGATGGCGTAGAGCTTGCCCTGCATCCCGTAGCGCTGACCGATGTTCCGGCTCTTGAGGTCGTCAATCGAGTTGATGGCCGTTGTGGAACGAAGCTCGATGCCAGGAAGATCAAACGCGGCCTGACCTTGCGACTTGCCTTGCAGTCTCGCACTCTCCACGGCTGCGGCGTTACCCGCAACGTCAGGGAGAGACGCAATCTGCTGAGTTTGTGCGCCGGGTATTCTGCTAGCGAGCGTGGGGACACCGCCGACATCGACAATCTGCGTCTGCACGGGATTAAAGCCAAGGTCTTTCGTTGTGCCGTCGCGCATGACCGCCGTTGCGCGGCCCGTCGTCTGGTTAACATGCACGGACTGAACGCCCGACGCCCCGCCCTCGCCGTTTACCTTCGCCGCAGGCGCTTTGACGCCGGTGTCCTCCATCTTCCCGCTGGCGGTGTTGAACGACCAGTAATTGCCGTTTCCGCCGACTTCTGTCGTCAGCTTGTCATCGTCGGTTTTCGCAAGTTCCTGCTCTCTGAGCTTGAGCATCCCAGCTTCGTAAGCGCTCATCGGCTCCTGCACTTCCGGCGAAATCCCCGCCTGCGCCGACAGCGCCGCAATCTGCCCGTCAAGCGCATCGTTCGTGAACTTCGTGACGTCCACCGGCATCTGCGAGACGTCCTGCCCGATGATCTTGGAGATTGTCGGCGCGTTCTGCTGCCACCACTGGCCGCGCCGCGCCTCGGGGAGCGCGCGTTGCTGCTTCATGAGCGCGAGCGTCTGTTTCAGCTTGTCGCCTTCTGCGGCCTTGTTTGCCGTCTCGCGCTTCTCGAAGCCTGCCGGATCGAAGCCGCGCTGGAAGCCATCGAGCGCAGACGCCAGAAGCGCATTGCGTGGCGGTCCTTGCGGCGGTGAGAACGGACTGCCTGCGGACGGCGCCATTGGCGATGCGGTCATTGGCGCTGCCGACATCGCGCCGGGCTGGTAGGCATCCGCCGAGACGTCAAAAGCGGGCGCAGGAGCGGGCGCACCCGTCGGCATCGCGAGCGGGTTCTTCCTTGCGGTGTAAGCAACCATGATCAGGCGAACCCTTGTCCGGGATAAGCAGCGCGCGACGGATCGACATAGCCGGGCTGGCCGTAGGTCGGCGTCCCCGGTTTCTTGAAGAAGTCACCCAGCGATCCAGCCGCCGCCGAGAGGCCTTGGCCGTATCCCTGATATGCGGAGGTCAGCGCATTCGCTCGAGCATTGCCGCCCTGCATCATGGCGTTCCCGGCGTTAGCGCCGTAGTTGCCGGCCGCAGTTGATGCAAGCTGTGAGCTGTTCTGGTTCATGCCTGCCATGTCAGCGAGCCGGTTCGTGTAGTCCCCGAACGCGCCGTAAGTGTTCTTGCGGAAGATATCCGCATAGCGGCCTTCGGCAGCGCCGCTGATGGACTTACCCGCAGCCCCGAGGCCGCCCTTGACCTGGTTGAACTGGTCGTCTGAAATCGTCGTCGCCAATTTGGCATAGGGCGAGGCGTAGAACTCCGCGAGCGGGTTGGACGCGCCGCCAGACTGCCCCGCCATCTGCGCGCCGCCCGTGGGCATCGTGCCTTTCGTGTCGGTCATCGGCGCGAGCGTGCGGCCCTCGTTCTTGCCGAACTGGTTGTAGTGCCAGTTGGCATAGGCGTCCTGGTTGCCGCCGAACAGCGCCTTGATGTCGGGTTTTGCCCACTCGGCAGCGAGGTCAGGCTGCTGCATGTAAGCGGCATAATTGAAGCCGCCCGGCGCTTGCGTGGCGACCGTCTGCCAGTTGTCGCCGCCATTGCGGATCATGCCGCCTAGCGCGCCGCCGCCAGCGCCACCGACCGGGCCTCCGAAGAATGAGCCCGCAACGCTGCCGATCAGGCCCGCCGCTGCGTTTGAGCCGCCGCCGCCTGTGTGGCCCTGAACCGGCTGGCCCGCGCCGAGGTTGGGCAGCATCTGCGAGCCGCCCTGCATGTTCATGCCGCCGCCACCGTAGGCCGCCTGATAGTCCTGCGGCGCGATGCCGAACAGCGCGGCCAGCTTGTTGGAGGCGGCGCCGCCCGTCATGTAGCCCGGCGAGGCAAGCCCGCGCTGGTCCATGTAGATTTGGCGCTGTAGCGCAGTCGTCTGGTTCGCCGCGTCCTGTTGTGCGTTGGCCGCCGCCTGCCCGCCTTGGCCCGACATATAGCCGCCAGCCAGAGACGCGCCCGCGCCAATCAGCGCGCCTGCGTTATCCGTGGCGAACTTTACAACCTGATCCCACATTTTATGCCGTCCACGTAACAGACATTGACCCGGAAAGGCCGGGCGCCGTTATCTCGTTCGTTCCGCTCGCGCGCTGTATCTCAAGCCTGATGTCCGATTGCGCGCTGTTGTTCGCCGCGACCAGGACCGCCGACAGCGGCAGGCCCGTGAAGTTAACCGTCCACGTTTCCGCAATATCGAACGGGATGCCCGCCTCGGTGAAGCTCTGCGCGGCTGCGTAATCGACCTGGAACACGTCGCTGTCGAGCGTGTATTCCGTGCCGCCGCTGGTCAGTTCCTCACGTATGCGCCAGTTGCCATAGAAGGCCGTATCAACCGTGCCGTCGTCGCTGAGACTGCCGCTGATGACCGGGTCAATCGTCGCCGTGATGCTGTAGTCACCGCCCGCACCGCCCGGCGTGAGCGTAACCGTAGCAATCGTCACCCACGTTGCGCCGCTTGAGACGCCGCCTGAGAACGCCACGCCGTTGGAGGTCGTGGCTGCACCACCGCCCGCCGCAGCCTGCACCGCCGCGTCATTGACGATCCGCGCCGCGCGCTCCGCCGCGATGGTTGCCGCCTGCGCCGCCTGCTCCGTTGCAAGACGCGCCACGCCGCTGTTGACGTTGCTGGAGAACTTCACACCGCCCGTCAGATACTTGTACCATTCCTGATTGAGCCTGCCGTCTTTATCCACGAGCGGCACGGCCAGCGATGGCGGTTTAGGCGCCCGCTCCGTCATCACAGGTCCTCATTGACGACAACGCCGAGGTAAGCAGCCGGCGCGGGATCGCTTTTCTGGAACTGGAACACCATTCCCGCGAGCTTCGTTCGCCCGCAGCGATGCCAGACCGTGCGCTGGTCATAGACGCCCTGCGCGCCCAGCTTCCGGCTGCGCCAGTTCGTCCACGTATTGCCGCCATCGGTTGACACGCGAAGCTGCACGACAGGGTCCACACCCTGCCCCGTCGCCACGCCAACGCCCTTGGAACTCTCAAGCCGCACCGTCGTGATGGGCAGGCTATCGGGAGCGCCCGACAGGTGCGCCGTGAACTCGCGGACGATCTCCGTCCCCATCGTGGAGGCTGTCGCCATGCTCTCGGACGCATAGTCCCGGCTCAGCTCGTCAAACTGTCCCGTTGCATCGCAGGCGAACACGCGGCCCGCAGCCGTGATGATGTCGGTATAGCGCCACGTCGCGGTCAGGTTGGTCCCGCGCGTGTGCCATTCCTGCGTCAGCACATCGAACACCATGCAGGCGGTCGGCGTGCGGTAGCTGATGAATATGTGGCCGCGATCCTGGTACGTCTTGCCGATGATGTTGGCCGCGCCCGCCGATCTCAGCGCCGCAGATACCCACGGCTCCGAGATGATGGGCGAACCGCCCTGCCCCAGCCTGCGGACGTTGAACGCCTCGTCCACGAAGAAAAGCGAGTTGTCAGCCTTGACGATGCCATCACGGCACGCGCAGCCGACTTGCTGCGTCATGCCAGCCTGCGCCGCGAAGGGGTCGGCGCTGTCACCCGTCTGCGACCAGACTTCAATCGTCTGCGAGCCCAGCAGGTAGTAGAACTCGCCCAGCACGCGGCCCGCGATGATGTCGTCCGGCGAGCTTTCCGCCGTGTAGTAGTTCAGCGCCGTCACGTCATCGAGCGCGAGGACAGCCGTGAAGCCGAAGCGGTTCTTGTACGTGAACAGCCCGCGCTGGCCGAGCGTGTCTACCGACGTGAACGCGGTGGCGCTGGCGTCACTCAGCAGCGTTGCATACTGCGCATCCGTGACCGCCGCGATGGCTGTCCCGGTCGAGACGTACAGCCCGCCATTGAACAGCCCAAAGCCCTGCGTTTCGGTGAACGCGAAGTCGCCACGGTCTGACCCGGCAATGGTCCCCGTGAGGCTTCCCGTCGTGTTGCCCGATGGCGTGAACGTGGACAGGGTCGTCCCCTGCGCGATCAGCACATTGCCCGAGGCGTGGCCGTCTGCCTGCCACATGCCACGGCACGCGCCAGCGAAGTCGGCACGCTGGAGACTGCCAGGCGCTTCGATCAGCACGTTCTCACGCTGCGGGTCGTTCGGATGCGGTTCGCGGTAGACGTTGTGGCACTTCTTCTCGGCAAGCCCCGTGACAACAGCGGAGGCCGCAGACGTCGCCATAGGCACGCGCATCAGAAATACTCAGCCCGCGTCGGCTTGTTGAACCGCTCGCCGCTTTGCACGAGACGCCGCAGGTTGCGTTCTGCTGTCGGCTCGTAGGTCTGACGGAACGATGCAGCCTGCCCGCCGTCCATGTAGTCGTCGGCCGCGTGGCAAGCGACATAGGTCGCGAGGTCTTCCAGCATCGACTGCGGGCAAGCGCTGTCGGACCAGTAGGCAATCCCAAGGTCGCGCAGCTTCTCGTTGACCGAAGCTATCAGCCCCTCGACCAGCGCGGTGTCCTCGGCTTCCGCCGTCTCGCCTGCTTGCAGCACCTTGAGCTTCTGAAGCACGCGGTTGCGCAGCTCGGCAAGGGTCGCGTCAGCCATCGATCACCGCCAAGGGCTCTGTCGTGGCGCCCTGAAGCGCCGCGCGCAGCCGTTCGATGCCCCAGCGCTTGTCGAAGATCACGCCGAGCTCATCGAGCTGTTGCTTTATGATGGCGCGTTCGTCCTGTTCCCGTGAGCCTTTCGGCTCCGGCGCGTCCCGCGGAACTTCCGTGAAATACGGATGGTTCCGCAGTTTGTTGACCTGCCAGGGCAAGAGATGCCCGACATCAACAGGAGCGCCAGCCGAAAACGTGACGCCGTAGAGGGAGGCGAACTCGTCGCCCCCCTCATCGTCACCTTTCCAGATGAACACCGACATCAGACCGCCAGCGTCGGATCGACAACGTACCAGACCACCACCGAAATGACGCCGGTGTGGCCCGCGTTTGACGGCACGTTGGCTTCGACCTGGATCTTGGTCTTCTTCGTGAAGAACGGAAGAGTTCCAACAGACAGGACGCCGCTCAGCGGGTACATGAGGCCCACGGTAGGCGACACGTTGCCAGCGGCAAACGCATCGCCCGTGAGGACGCCGAGGTCGCCAAGCCCGTCAGGGTCGGCGGCATCATACGTGCCAGAACCGCCATTGGCGGCCCAGCCCACGTCCATGTTGAGCGCTTCAGTGCCGGTGTCGATGTCGGCGCCGTAGAAGTAGCCTCCGACAATGATCGCGCCCGCAGGAACCCAGCACATTTCGAAGATGTCGCCATCTTCGACTGCTGCTGCGATGGTGTACGTGCCGTAAGCGCATTGAAGGACGCCCGCGCCAGCATAGTGAGCAATCGGGAAGCCCGTTGCACCGCGCGTTGCGGTGAGTGTTTCAGCAACCATTGTTCAATGC